CCGTATGGCAGAAACGCAACAACCGACGAGTTCCAGCGATGCTGGAAATGTGACCGTCTCTTATTCGAAAGCGCAACGCGCCCGTGGAGTATCCGCTGTCCCCGCTGTAAATCCAAAAATAAATCAGGATGAGTTCGTATCAGCACTTGATGAATTAGTTGGTGTATGGAAAGTTCAAAACGGATGTTCGGTAGGAAGAATTACAAATGAGTTGCCCGAACCAGCACGAAGTAAATTCAAGGAAGCATTGTTGAATGAAAAGATTAACTCGGCTCGCTTAGTTGAATTGTTAGCAACATTTAACATTGCGGTAGGCTCTGATGTTATGCGTAGACATCGTAGAAGGTTATTTGGCAAAGACGGATGTAAGTGTCCAATTGAACATTGATGACGCTTTAGACAATCTCTTAAAGACTACAGAGGTTGCCTCAGTTCAAAAGACTGAGCCACGGCAAAGACAAGCCGAATGGACGCCTGGAGTTACATGGATGGGCGACGAAGGCACTATTACTACACCTCCAGTTGAGGGTGAGACTCATCCTGATTGGTCAGGTGTTCTACGAATGTGGGGATTAGACCCTGAACATTTTGCAGTTGTAGAGCCAGTTCTTTTCAATGTGTGGGGCGATACTTTAGGAATCCTGAACCGCCAATGGAAAGGCAAAGTAGTTCGCAAAGGCAGACAAGAAACTGCTGACATTGATGCTTTGATTCAAGAGATTAAAAAACACAAACCCCGAGAAAGAAAAGAAATTGAGGGCGGGGCAAGTCTTGTCGTTTGTGCTTCTGACTGGCAAGTAGGAAAAAGAGATGGCGATGGACTTAAAGGTTTAGTTGGTCGTTGGCTTCAAGCAGTCGATGATGTTGAGTTGAGATTGAAGGAATTAAAGAAGTTGGGTCGTCCCATAGATTCCATCACGGTTTTATGTTTAGGCGATTTAGTTGAAGGATGCGATGGTCACTATGACATTCAGACTTTTACAGTTGAGGTCGATAGGCGTGACCAAGTGAAGATTGCTCGTCGCCTTTTGAGAGATGCTCTCATCCGCTGGTCAAAAGTTGTCCCATCAATTACCGTCGCAGCAATTGGCGGAAACCATGGCGAGAACCGTAAGAACGGAAAAGCGTTTACAACACTTGCAGATAATGATGATGTTGCCTTGGTTGAGTCCGTTGCCGAAATCTTCCAAGCAAACCCTGAAGCCTACGGACACATAAAGTTTGCAATACCTACCGATGAGTTGAGTTTGACTCTTGAAGTCCACGGCAAGATTATTGGAATCACCCATGGACACCTTGCTCGTTCAGGAGCAGGAACAGAGGCGAAGTTACGCCGTTGGATTGCTGACCAAACCCTCGGGCGTCAAAGAATCGGCGATTGTGACATTTTAGTAACTGGTCACTACCATTCATTCAAACTTGCAGATTGGGGAGGCGTTAAATGGATTCAAGCACCAGCCCTCGACGGAGGAAGCGTGTGGTGGAGACAATCGACGGGGGAGATTGCCGATGTGGGAGTTCTAACATTCCTAGTGAGCAGTCAGGGAGTGTCGGACATCCAGTTGTTATGAACGACCCTAGAGACATTGCTATGTACGCTGCTGAGTTGGTCTCAGGAGAGCGTCAGGACGCCTATGGGCATCCTTTAGATAACTTTACTAGGGCAGCGCAGATATGGTCTGTAATCCTCGGCTGTGAGGTTTCTGCCGAACAGGTAAGCCTTTGCATGGTCGGCATGAAGATTGCCCGCGAAGTTAATCAAACCAAGCCCGATACAGTTGTTGATGGCATTGGCTATTTTCTAACTCTTAACATGATTCAAGAAGAAAGGCTCCGTCGCGCTCCTTGATTATCAACCCCCGTTGTGTTATACTTGTATAAGGAAGGGGGAGGAAATGACAAAAGTTGTTGTTTTGCCCTTAAAGTTTTGGAGCGACCATAAATATCGTGGCTGCTCTGAGTCGGCAATCGAACTCAAAAGAAACAAAATTTATGTGACCGTCGAACTCGACGAAGAATCATGGAAAGATATTTATAGCGATGCTGAGTTCTATGCAACATACGATGCTGAGTACGGTGAAGAAGATATGAAGGCGTTGAAGTCCAGCGCGATTGCCACTTTGAAGAGATTGCAAGAATCAAAAAAAGTCGCCTGATACACTATGAGCAATGTGCGCTAGTCGCCCCAGTTGGTCGTCTTACCTTTGTGTCCGTGTGACCTAGACGGTTTACTTGGGCTACCCAAGTGCCGTCATAGGAGGTAAGAATGGCTCGCTATCGAGTTCTACAGGGTATCGATTACCCACCCAACAAACGCGCCGAAGCGGGCGATGTTGTTGAAGATTTACCAGCCACATCTATCAAGTGGCTTACTGAAATTGGCGCAATTGAAGATGCCAATAAACCTGCTAAAACAATAATTGAAGAACCTGTAGTTGAGCCTGTCAAAGAAGAACCAATTGTCGAGGCTCCAGTTGAGCCTGTCGTTGAAGCAGAGGGTTTTGACCCTGATGCAACAGATGGTGATGGCGATGGTTTTGTTCAAGATGGAACTCCACACCAACGCCCAGTTGAGGAGACTGAATAATGCCTACATTCGCACATGGTAAAAATGTAAATGTTTTTGTCAATGAATACGATTTTTCTACTTACTTTAATGATGTAAGCGCAACAACCTCAGTAGAGACTGCTGAAGTTTCAGCCTTTGGCTCAAATGCGAAAGAGTACATTGTTGGTTTGCTCGATGGCACAGTTTCTCTTAGCGGAATGTTTGATGGAACAGCAACAGGAACAGATGTGGTTTTTTCGGCAGTTCTCGGCTCGACCACAAAGCAAAATGTCATTGTTGCCCCATCAGGTCACTCAAATGGTGCAAGCGCAATTGTGCTTGAGGCAGATGACACCTCATACGAAGTTTCAGGAGCAGTTGCCGATGTCGTACAGACAAGCGCTGAATTCCAGTCAAGCGATGGAGTTGAACACGGAAAGATTCTTTCTTCAGGCTCAACAGTAACAGCAACAGGCAATGGAACATCTGTTGATAACGCCCTCTCATCTGCCAATGGTGGAGTAGGCTTTCTAAGCGTTCCAACTAATACTCGTAATGGCAACATAACAGTCAAGGTTCAGCAGTCAGCCGACAACTCAACCTTTACTGATTTGATTACCTTTACAGTCGTGACCAGTACACAGAAAACTTTTGAAAGAGTTGAAGTTACTGGGACCGTAGCAAGATACCTGCGCGTGAACTACACGGTTGCAGGTTCCACAGGTAGCGCCACCCCAGTAGTGGCTTTCGCAAGGAGAAACTAATGCCTACATTCACACACGGTAAAGCCACCGTATTCAAGGTGGACAATGCAGCGGGAAGTTTAACTACTATCAGCGATGTGCTGACAGATGTTTCATTCCCACAGACAGTCGAAACAGCCGAGACAACAAGTTTTGGTTCAAACGCAAAGACCTACATTGTTGGTTTGAGCGATGCAACCATTTCAGTATCAGGTAACTTCGATACAACAGTTGATACACACCTCAGCGCGGTTCTAGGACAAGCGGCATCTTTGTCGTTTGAGTATGGACCTGAAGGTTCAGCATCAGGAGATGCAAAGTACACAGGCGAGTGCCTCATGACTTCTTACGAGAAGAGTGGTGCAGTTGGCGATGTTGTAACTTTCTCAGCAGAGTTCCAAGTTACAGGTGCCGTTACACGCGGTACTTATTCTTCATAATTTAATAACAATTTAATAAGTCGTGACCAACCTAGTGTCCAAGGAGAAATAAATGAGTCTAAAAGAAGCAATTTTCAGTAGCGATGACATCACAAAGGAACTCGTAGAAATCCCTGAATGGGGAGTAACTGTCGAGGTTCGTTCGATGACAGCAAACGAAAGAGCAAAACTCGGAGAAGGCGCTGCTAAAGGCGACAAGACCGATGTTGCTGCAATGTACGCACTAACTGTTATTGCAACTGTTTATGACCCTGAAACTGGTCTGCCAGTCTTTACAACACAGGATAAAGAAGCCATCCTTTCAAAGAATGGTGCAGTTATCGAACGCCTTGCAACCAAGGCTCTCGGCAACTCAGGTCTGTCTGAAAAGGCGGTAGACGAAGCACAAGCACGATTTCCTGAAGAATCCTGAGCGTAGGTTTCTTTTCGAACTTGCTGAAGAATTAGGTCGGACGGTGGGCGAACTTCTTTACGGGAGTCCAGCCCACCGCCCCCTATCTAGTATGGAATTAACCGAGTGGTCTGCCCTCTACATCCTAAGAGGGAAAGAGCGGGAAAAAGCGGAAAGAAAGGCTAAGGCGAGAAGATAATGGCTGAAGCACCGCAGATGGAGATGCGGGCGCGAGTTAGCGCCGATACCGCACAATTTACCCGAGGGATGCAACAAGCATCTCAGGCTGCTGAGGGTTTCTCAAAAACAACGGGACGCCTCAGAGGTTCGATGATTGGAATTGGCGTTGCCTCAGCCGCCGCCAGCGCCGCCGTAATTGCTTTCGGTATCAAATCTTTTAATGCTGCTGCTCGCGTCGATGAGTTGAATTACGCTTTAGATGCAATTGGTAAATCCACAGGCTTAGGTGGACAAGCACTTGCAGATGAAGCCGCGGATGTTAAATCCATGGGTATCGAGATGGAGATTGCCCAAAAAGCCGTACTAAAGTTTGCTCAAAATAACCTTGAGTTGAGTAAAGCATCTGATATTGCTCGTATTGCTCAGGACTTAGCAATTATCTCGGGTGAAAACTCAACAGAAACATTTAACAAATTAACTCACGCCGTTATTACAGGTCGAAGCGAAGTTCTCAAGTCAGTTGGTATTCAGGAAAATGCTGGTCAGATGTATGCAAAATTTGCAAAGAGCATCGGTAAGACTACAAAAGAATTAAGTTATCAGGAAAAACAACAGGCTGTTCTTCAAGGTGTGATGTACGAGGGTACAAAAGTTATGGGTACTTATGAGGCTGCGATGAAGTCTCCTGGTAAGACCCTTCGCTCATTCAAGCGTTTACATAATGAGTTGCAAGTAGCCATGGGTGATGTATTGCTCAAAGCCTTTGGTCCTCTTATTTTGGCTGCTTACGACCTTGAGAAAGCAGTCACCAAAGCAGTTGAAAAAAATGCGACACTTCAAGTAATTCTTCGTGCTTTACGAGAAGTATTTATGAAACTCACTCAACCAATTACAGATTTCATAACAAAGATTA